TTATCGTAGCTTTTGATAATGACAAGGCAGGAAAGGAAGCATCTATTAAAGTTGCTAGACTTTTCAAACCCGGAAAGGCTAAGATACTTACACTACCTCATGGCTTCAAAGACCCTAACGATATGCTTCGTTCAAACAGACACAAGGAGTTTGTCGAATCTTGGTGGGCTTCTAAAGTTTATACACCCTCTGGTGTTATAAATGTTTCCGAACAGAAAGAGAAGTTCCATAATCGTGAGAAGAAAAAGAGTGTCCCTTATCCTTATGAAGGACTAAACAAAAAGTTATATGGACTTAGAGCAGGAGAACTAGTAACACTTACAGGTGGTACTGGTCTTGGTAAGTCTAGTGTAACTAGAGAACTTGAACATCATCTTATTAAAAATACTGAAGACAACGTAGGTATCATAGCACTAGAAGAAGATTGGAGAAGAACCATTGATGGTATCTTATCTATTGAAGCTAACGCTAGACTATACGTTGACCAAGAACGTGAGAAGTTTTCTAGAGAAGAACTTGATAAGATGTTTGATATGCTATACGATGGTGACAACCGAAACAGAGTTTGGGTACATTCCCATTTCGGAACCAACGACATTGATGACATCTTTACTAAGCTTCGCTTTATGATTATAGGATGTGATTGCAAGTGGGTGGTCATTGACCATTTACATATGTTAGTCAGTGCTGTACATGATGGAGATGAGAGACGAGCTATTGATTCTATCATGACTAGACTTAGAAGTTTGGTAGAAGAGACAGGTGCTGGTATCATTTTAGTTTCACACTTACGTAGAGTTGATGGTAACAAAGGACATGAGAATGGTATAGAGGTTTCTCTATCTCATCTTAGAGGTTCAAATAGTATTGGACAACTTAGTGATTGTGTAATAGCATTAGAACGTAACCAACAAGCAGATGACCCAGAGGAAGCGAGGACTACAAGACTACGTGTTCTTAAATCAAGATACACAGGTGATGTAGGACTGGCAGCAAGGGTTGTTTATGATGGCGAAACTGGTAGACTATCAGAGATTAGTGATAGTGATATAGAATTTGATGATGGACTAGAGGAGGCATTTTAATGCAATTAGTATTTGATATAGAAACAGATGACTTGAAAGCAACTAAGATACATTGTATCGTTGCACAAGATGTAGACACTAAAGAGATATTTAAGTTTACACCTGATAGGTTGCAAGAAGGATATGACTTCTTAACAACAGCAGATACTTTGATAGGTCATAATATTATAGGCTTTGATATACCAATGGTACATAAGTTTAGTAATGTAAACCTATCTAGTATTCCTGTTATAGATACCCTTGTATTGTCTAGACTATTCAATCCTTCTAGAGAAGGTGGACATAGCTTAGAGAAGTGGGGATATAAGTTAGGCTATCACAAGATAGAATTTTCTGATTACTTAAATTACTCTGAAGAAATGCTAGACTATTGTGTTCGTGATGTAGAGTTAAACACTGCTGTCTTAGAACATCTTAGAAAAGAAAGCAAAGGTTTTGATAAAGAATGTATAACTATAGAACAAAGGATAGCTGATATCATTAAACAACAAGAGTCAAATGGATTTAAGTTTAATACTGAACATGGTTTAATATTACTTGCTGAACTTAGAGAAAAGAAACAATCAATAGAAGATGAGGTACATGCTACCTTTAAACCTAAGTGGGTCGATGATAAATTAGTAACACCTTACATAAAGAAAGATGGACAGTTATCTAAACGTGGTCTTACTGATGACGAGTATGACAGATGTATATCTACACAGAATATGAATCCGTTTATGAGACAACAGTTAGTTGACTTTAACTTAGGTAGTCGTAAACAGATTGGAGAATATCTTATTGACTTTGGTTGGAAACCTGACAGGTTCACACCTACGGGTCAGCCTATAGTAGATGAGAAAACTCTATCACAAATCACACACATACATGAAGCTAATCTTATAGCACAATTCTTATTACTTCAAAAGCGTATAGCCCAGATTGATTCTTGGATAGAAGCTACTGAAGATGATGGAAGGGTTCATGGTTTTGTTATACCCAATGGTGCTATCACCGGACGTATGACACATAGAAGTCCTAACATGGCACAAGTTCCTAGCTCTCATAGTCCTTATGGTAAAGAGTGTAGAGCTTGTTGGATTGTGGACGAAGGTAACGTACTGCTAGGTGTAGACGCTAGTGGATTAGAAATAAGAATGTTGGCTCATTACATGGCTGACAAGGAGTATACAAATGAAATCATTAATGGAGACATACACACCTCTAATCAACAACTTGCAAAACTTGAATCAAGAGATAAGGCAAAGACATTCATCTATGCACTCATGTACGGAGCAGGAGATGAGAAGCTTGGCAAAGTGGTCGGAGGAAGTACAGCAGATGGTAAGAGAGCTAGACAATATTTCTTTGATAATAAGCCTACATTTAAGTCTCTTAGAGACAGAGTACAAAGAGCTTCAGCAAAAAAATATCTCAAAGGATTAGATGGCAGGAAGCTTTATGTTCGTAACCAACACTCAGCTTTGAATACTTTATTACAAGGAGCAGGTGCTATTGTTATGAAGAAAGCTTTAGTAATATTAGATGATGTATTAAAACTAAATAACATTACATATAAATTTGTAGCTAACATCCATGATGAATGGCAAATAGAAGTAGATAATAGTCAAGCTGATTTCGTAGGAGGATTGGCTGTAGAAAGTATAGTAAAGGCAGGAGAATATTTTAATCTTCGCTGTCCATTAGACGGTGAGTATAAAGTCGGAGGCAATTGGAGTGAGACTCACTAAAGCTTGTACTAAATGTGGTATAGAAAAAAAATATACTGAAGAGTTCTTTTCTAAAAGAGAACATGGAAAACTAAGAGCCGAGTGTAGGACATGTTATAATAAATATTACAGAGATAATAATCACAGATACCTCAAAGCAAGTATGGTTTACGATGCAAAAAAAAGAGCAGAGAAAAAAAATATGGATTTTAATTTAGTAAAAAAAGAAATATACTTTCCGGAAATATGTCCAGTTCTTAATATTAAATTAGTTCATGGTAGAGAAGACTGGAAAAGTTCTCCCACAATAGATAGGATAGATAACTCTAAAGGATATGTATTAGATAACTGTATTGTTGTTTCTAATCTTGCAAACACTATAAAAAATTCAGCAACTCCAAGTGAGATATTACAAGTTGGTAATTTTTATAAAAATTTATATAAAGAAAAAGGAATTAAAGATGAAGCAAAATAATAATCATTGCGATAGTAGAAAAGGAGATATGGCTGAGTTCTATGCAGTAACTTGGTTATGGGATAACGGTTATGAAGTATTTAAAAACTGTGGTTGTACAGGTCTAGCAGATTTAGTAGCTAGAGATTCTAAAGGAGACATAGTTCTAATAGATGTAAAGACAGCACAACCTCAACTACATAAAACAAAAGGAAATAATTTTACTAAGTCTACGGGTAGAACTTCTGAGCAAGTAGAGGCAGGAGTAAAGTTACTCATGTTTAATTCTCAAACTCGTAAATTAAAATTTGTAAAACATAGAAAATAATATGACAAATAAAACAAAAACACTTGACACTTCTACACAAGAAGTATATAATAAATTGTCGGCTAAGAAAAGTAAGTCTGAATCTGGTCATTGGTACACCCAAGAGGGAGACCCAATGTACACAGTCATAGGTGCTAATGGTAAAGAAAGAAACACTACCCTTAGAGATGCTAAGAAAGATAACCTAGTACCCTCTGTCACTACCATTCTAGGTATGATAGCTAAACCTTCATTAGAGAATTGGAAAATAAATCAAGCACTTAACTCTGCATTGACTTTAGAAAAAAATAAATTAGAATCCATTGAAGAGTTTGCATATAGATGTAAACAAGATTCTAAAAGAATAGGTAAAGAAGCAGCAGAAAAAGGTACAAAGATTCACGCTATGATTGAACGTGGTTTTCTTGGTGAAGAGAACACAGAAACATATTGTGTCATTAAGAATTATTTAGATGATAAGTTTCCTGATGAAGAGTGGATAGCTGAAGCTTCTTTCTGTGCTGACTTAGGTTATGGTGGTAAGATAGATTTATATTCTAAGTCTGGAATCTTTGTTGACTTTAAAACTAAAGATAACTTAGAAGGTAAAGAACCATCTAAATTAGTATATGATGAACACGGTATGCAGTTATCTGCTTATGCTCAAGGTTGTGGTTATGATGATGTTGAAAGAGTATCTATCTTTGTTGATAGAGAAGACACAGAGCTTATAGCTTGTCATATATGGGATAGAGATACACAAAACAAACACACTGAAATGTTTAATAGCATTTTAAATTACTGGAAACTTGTAAAAAATTATGAATCAAAAAAAATCTAAACAACTCAGACGTAAATCAGAATCTTTATTAATAGAATGGATTAGGAGTATGGTTCCTGAGGGAGAAGATGCTACTAAGATAACTAAAAAAAACTTACATGAGTTTATACCAGAGCAAACACATATCTTTGCTAACAATAAATTTATGTTAAGTGCTTATAGTTTAAAGTGGTTTTATAAAAAAGTTAAGAGGAATCCTAACTTAACACTGGCAACTCTTAATGACTAGAAGAGTACCAAGAAAACCTAGACCTAAGAAAGTAAATGTTCCTAAAGGATATGATAGTAAATGGGAATATGATATACACCAAACTCTTCTTAAAGATTGGAAGCATCATTGGGATACAATTAAATATGTTGTTCACCATAAGTATGAAGCAGATTTTGTAAGAGAGTTTAGTGGAAAGATAATTTTAATAGAAGCTAAAGGTAGATTCTGGGACTATGCAGAGTACAGTAAGTACATACATATTAGAGAAGCACTTCCTAAATATATGGAATTAGTTTTTCTATTTCAAAAACCTTTATCTCCTATGCCACAGGCTAAGAAAAGAAAAGACGGAACTAAAAGAACTCATGCTGAATGGGCAGAGAAAAATAATTTTAAATGGTATAGTGAAGAAACATTACCGAAGGAGTGGAAGAGTGGAGTATAAGTTTAGAGAAGATAAAATATTAAATGAGATAAAATCTTACATAGGTAATACTTATGACCAGCATTATGCTAATGGTAAATATCAAGCAACAGATATGATACTAGATGCTGGACATGGAGAGGGTTTTTGTCTAGGTAATATCATGAAGTATGCTATGAGATATGGTAAGAAAAATGGTAAGAATACTGCAGACTTGCTAAAGATTATTCACTATGCTATAATAGCTTTATATTTACAGGAAAACAATAATGATTGAAGACAAGATAGGAACTAAGCCTTACTTAGGAATTGAAATAGACTACGACAGAGAAAAAACATTTGATAAGTTTAGTCTTGACACATTAAAAGATAGATATTTTTGGGAGAATGAAACACATGCACAAGAAGCATTCGCAAGAGCCTCCGTCTTCGGAGCAACCTACAAAGGTGAGACAGATTTTGAACTTGCTCAGAGACTTTATAACTACAGTTCCTCTCGTTGGTTCATGTTTAGCACTCCTATACTTAGTAACGGGGGTACAACTCGTGGGCTTCCTATCAGTTGTTTTCTCAATTATGTTCCTGACAGCAGGAGTGGTTTATCTGCTCACTATGATGAGAACATTTGGTTGGCTAGTTCAGGTGGAGGCATCGGTGGATATTGGGGCGATATTAGGAGCAATGGTATTTCAACTGCTCATGGCAGTCGTTCTACTGGAAGCATTCCTTTCATCCACGTTGTAGACTCACAGATGTTAGCCTTTAATCAGGGCACAACAAGACGTGGTAGTTACGCTGCTTATATGGACATAAGTCATCCAGAGATTGAAGAGTTTATTAACATGCGTAAAGAATCTGGTGGAGATATAAATAGAAAGAATCTTAATCTTCACAACGGTATTAACATTACTAATTCATTTTTAAACGCTGTTCAAAACGATGATGACTGGAGACT